GTCCGGATCGGTCATTGTCCAGTCCTTCCCGGCAGGCGTGCAGACCTGCTGGAGTTCCTTTCTGCCAAAACCAGTCAGGTCGGCGAAAACTGTGCGGCACTTCCTGAGCGGACTGCTTTTAGGAACCACGGTTCTGCTTCTGCCAGCCCTGTCAGCCCATCTCCATGGATCCCAGACACCAAACTTCGCGTTTCCTTTCTCGACCCAGTGAGACGCGGACAGCTGGCTGGTTTTCAGCCACTCGCCGTCGGCAAGCGCGTTAAACATCCTGCTCGTGCCAGACCATCCTGATGATGTCAGGCTCATACGCGCCTCCATTCCCTTCTCTTCCACTGCCGCTCCCATGAGTCCGCCTGATACCGCTCGCGGACTCTCACCGAGTCAAAAATCGCCTCGAGCACGTCAGGGCGGTCACTGAGGAGGCTTCGGCTCCGGTTGTCGAGGCTCTCCCAGAAGCGGCGCTTTGTTATCGTGTCGAGCGGCAGAGGGCAGAACTCGGTCACTTCGTGTCCTCCGCCAGTGCCTCTCTGTCCTGCTCGAAGTGAGGCGGCATGGCGGCAGCATGCTCGATGCCGAGAGCCTTTTCCTGCTCAGTGATGAGCCTGTCGAGGTAGTACCGCGCTTTCTTCAAATCCGCAAGCGCCGTGCCCTTCCACCGCCAGCGAAAAAGATACTTGAGGCAGGTTCCGGTGAGGAAGCCCTCGAAGCCTGACAGGCCTGTGCAGGCGGACTCGATGGCGTCGATAGCCTCGACGCTGCCGCGGTTGTAATAATCGCGTTTTTCGATAATCATTCTGCTCCTCTCCTTATCTCTGTCTTTTTGCCTTTGCGCTCTATCGTCAGGTAGTAGCCGCAGGACTCCATTGCCGGCTCAAGATCATACACGCTGATATGCTCATGCGGCGCTAAAAAGCCGCGCGCCCGCAGGGCGTCAGTAAGCATATTAGCGATATCAAAGATATCAAGAGTAATTTTACGGTCTTCCTGGTCAGGCATACCCTTCTAACCCTCTGGCCTTTGCTATCTTCCGTCTTATATCTTCCCAGTGCACGCTTCTATGGCAGTTATCGCACAGTGTTATTAAATCGTTGATATCCTCATGCCCCAAACGCCTGTATGTAAGATGATGCACTTCGACATTGACGGCAGAACCACAAAACTGACACTGACAATGATCTAACTTTAATCTTTCAAGCCTTTTGACTTGCCATTCCGGGGAGTTTATATATGTTTTATAATCTACATAAACTCTGCTGTAAAAACTGTTAGAGCGATCTATCTGGGCGAGCATTCTGTCCTTATACAGTTGCTCGGCTTCCTGCTTCCTTATTGCTTTCTGCTCGCAAAGACTCTCAAAGACTGGCAGCATCTCAGCATATTCAGCGGATTTACGCAAATCCCATTCGGGCGAAAACTCATCAAAGTTAAAATGCTCTGACGTTTCAAAACACCGAGCCGCTATATCATCTTTCAGCCTCTGTCTCTGCGTACTGCCGAGATGCGCGCCGCCGCACCTGGTCAGTCTGACGAACTGACTGAAAGCCCTGCCCGGATCATCCTTGCCCTGAATATAGGCAGCGCACAATTGCAGGCGAAGAGCATAAAGCAAATCCCTGTAATTAAAAAACACAAAGTGGCAGTACTCAGGATAAAACAGGCCGTCGGCAAGCTGATGAAATTCGGGGTATTCCTCCCGGAAAACCCTGTCAAACGGCTCCAAATCTAGGTTGTCCTTAATCTCGTTAAGCATATCCCGCCTTCCGGCTGTTTTGCCGTCAAACGGGATAAAGCAGATATCATTCTGCCCATAGCGATAGATGTAGGTCTTACCGCAAAGATAATTGTAAATATCCTTAATAGAATTCCTGTTCACGCCTATACCCTCGGTTTTATGCTATCTACATCACAAAGATCATAGCAACAAGCACGGCGGCGCCCGCCATCATCGCGCCCAGGAGCAGTGCTGCGATATCAGCCTGCCCGCTCTGCAGAAAAAGCCGCACCTCATCGGCTCGCCGGTTGGCAAGCCCCTGAATAAACTTATGCTCTGAATACACCCACATCTTAAAAGCACGCGCCGCCGCCATCTTGTCGCCCTGCTTAATCTTGCGCCTTACGGTGCTTTCGAGATAGGCATCGGAGCCGATGTTGAAGACAAGTGAGCAGAGCGCGTCAAATTCATTCTGAGTTACCAGCGGCTTATCACGGCCTGCAACCAAATCCGCGTTTAGTGTGCGCTCAACCCACGCGAAGTCATCGCGGATAAACTGCTCGGCCTGCTCGCGTGTAATCACGTCTCCGGGATGCACATTCTTTGTGTGCCCCCAGCCGATAGTCCATACGCCTTTGCTGTCCTGATAAGCCTTGAGGCGCAAAGCTTCATGAGACTTGATAAAATCGACACCTTTCTGACTCAGCTTCATACGCTCCTCCGTCACCTGAAAAGCGGGCAGTTGTTATCCTTCAACTCTTCGATTTTAGCACGAAGCACGTGCTCCTCGGTGCCGAAGAACTCCGCAAGATGCTTGACACACATAAATTTAACCGTATGCGCGCCCAGCAGTTTGCGGTTAATGCCGATTGTGTCCTTGTCGGTGATATCACAGCCGCATTTGCAGCACTTACGCGTCTTTGTCTGCATCTTTCCTCCCATGCCTCATAAAATACATACGCCCCCCCTGCGTTTCTGCAGGCTATGATAGACATGGCAGCCCATCAGGGGCTTATGGCAGCCGGAGCAGTGATGACACTTGTCGCTGATATGTACTCTGCCGCCCGTCATGCTCAGGCACCCGTAAGGGCAGTCGGCCTCACAGACGCGGCACATAACACAGCAGGCTGCCTTCCTGAAAACCTGCTTAAGCATCTTTATAAAACTTTTGCACTCCTTTGTGTGCAAATCCGCGGTACGCACCTCGAGACCGGCGGCGGGCGTTTCAGAGACTGAAAACGTGTAAATGCCCGATTTATACTTAATGCTGTACGGACTTTTATCATTCTGCAAAACACCGATAGTCTTAATCCACTCGCGCCAGTCTGTTCTCTGCTCCCTACAGGTCAAAACCCATTCATCGCCCTCTTTGATGTCCTCGTACGTGCAGGGTATCAGCAAGCCGTTCCCGTTCTTTCGCGCTACCCAGATATTCCCTAGCGACGGATCGTCTATCTTCCCTGTCGTCGTAACAATCGGATCATAAGCGTCTTTGATGTACTGATAAAAGCGGTGATAGGCGGCAGGATAGCACTGCTCGGTGATGTACTCAGCGCGCTTTGTCGCTCCGGGGCACAGCAAACAGCCGACACGTTTGTTCCCCTTTCCATATGCGGGATTTATCGGCAGATTGTGCATGTAGAGATACAGCCACACCTCGGCGGAATTCCACTCCAGTATCGCGTTAAGCGTGTCCTCGCCGTTGTGCTTTTTGGACTTGTAAAGGAAGTCATACGCGCTCCGCGTCAGGCTCTCTGACGCCCTGACGCCCACGAAAGAAAACGTGCGGATATCAGGCTTTCCGGCAATCTCGCGCGCCTTGAGCATCTGCGGCGCAGTCTTATGCACCGAGCAGCACCAGCGGATCCTGGTAGCGGGAGGCCCGAACTCGCGCCATGTCTCCTCAGGCACTTTATCAGACTCGCAGACTATAAAGTCAATCTGCCTTTCGGCGCACCATTTGCGTATAGTGTCGATATACTGATAGGTGTCAGGGTATTCCATATGCGTGTTAGTAAAAAATACCTTAAACGCGTCATGCGGCAGGGCACGCTGTACGATATCGAGAAGCACCATGCTGTCCTTTCCGCCGCTGAAGGAGCACCAGACTATATCAGCCTTGTCTTTGTATTCTTCGTAATACTTCCTGACACGGGCAATAGCCGTATCCGCCAAAGCCTCAAGGTAGCGCCTGTTGCTCTCCGCCATGGCGGCTATGTTGCAGGGCATGAGCCTCTCAGTGCCGAAGATGCTGTCAAGCCTCACAACTTCCGGCATCTCTACAAACTCACTGCTTTTCAGCTTTGCTATCTTTACGCCCTTGTAAAAATAGCCGGTCTGCTCGCTCCACATCAGCGGCAGGCCGGTGTCGCGCGGATAGTCAAAGACACGCCCGAAGCCGAGCAAATCCATCTCCTCAGCGTATACCGGGCGCGGCTCCTTGCACGCAATCGGATTTATCTCCTCAGCCTGCAGGAGCAGGCCGTTTGTTGCGGCGTCAAAAATGTAATTGTGCATAGCACCTCACTCAAACAGCGGACACCCGTCGTCACGGAACGCATCGATTTTAGCCTGCAAATCATCAGGCGTTGTATGGAAAAACGCCGCGAGGCAGTCAAGGCACATGAAGCGGCTAATATGGCGTCCCAGGAGGCGTTTATTCAGCCCTATAACGTTGACGCTTACGGGCTTATCGCATCTACAGCACTTTGTCTCCCTGACGCGTCCGGCGGCTATCGAGTGATAGCGCAGGCACCCGTCAAGGCTCTTATGGCACTCGGCGCAATGGCGGCATTTATCGCTTATATGCACCGCTTTGCCCGTAAAAACGACACAGCCGTAAGGGCAGTCGGCGGCACATTCATGGCAGGCAATACAGCAGGCCGAGCGGCGGAAACACTCTTTAAGCAGCTTTATAAACTTCCTGTCTGTCTCAGCTGTCGACGCCTTAAATCCCTGTTTTGTCTCTTCAAGAGTAAATACGCGCTCTTTGCCCCGGAAAAGGATTTTATAAGGGCTTGACGCAGTCTGCAAAACGCCGATGGTCTTGATCCACTCGCGCCAGTCGGTATGCGGATTGCTTACGGTGATATGCCATTCGACGCCCTGCTTATAGTCATGGTAGCCCGTCTCTATCGTCAGGTCGGCGCCGTTTCTCCTGGCTTTATAATCTCCCGCAAGGTAGCCGCCGAGGTCTAGCGGATCGGGATGCTTAGGCTCATACGCCTCGCGGATTAGCTGATAGTACTTATCAGACTCTTTGGGATATGACGCAATGCGAAACCACTCGGATATGCCGCCCGCCTTCGGACAGACAAGGCACCCGGCGCGCCGGTTTCCCTTCTTGTAGCCCGCGTTGACGGGCAGTCTATGCGTGTAGATGTACAGCCATACCTCGGCGCTGCTCCAGTCGAGGATAGGATAGGCGTTATACTGCCCTTTGTGCTTCATGCCCTTCGAGACAGGCTCATAGTGCGAGCGGCGGGCGCTCTCGGCGTGCCTGACTCCGGTAAATGCCAAACCCGTAAATTCTGCCTTGCCCGCGACATCACGAAGAAGCTGGATCTGCGGCGCCGTCTTATGCACCGAGCAGCACCATCTCAGCACATCAGCAGGCGGCCCGAACTCGCGCCATGAGTCGGAGGGACTGAAAGGTGCCTTTGCGGTCAGGAACTCAACGCCCGCGGCCTTGCAGCGCTCTTTAATCTCCCTTACGCACTGGTAGGTGTCGGGGAACTCCATGCCGGTATCCCCGAAAACCACCTTGAAATCGTCATGCGGCAAGGCCTGTGAGACGAGATCAAGCATGACTATGCTGTCTTTACCGCCGCTGAAACTTACATAGAACAAATCACACTTATCGGCGTATTCAATTCGCACATCCTGGATAAACTTTACGCTCTGCGCTGTCAGGCGGTCTAATAACTCCCTGCTTTTAACGCACATCAGAGAGATATCGCAGGGCATGAGCGGGCGCCCGTCAATCTCAGGCTCCTCAAAGACTGTAATCTCTGGCGGAGTGGCGCAGGAGCTGCCCGTTGTCTTCATGACCTTCCGCCCGCGATAGTAGTAGACGCTGTTTATAGCCCACATCAGGGGCGCAGGGCAGGCGGCGTCATAGCGCCATCTCTTGTCCATGCCGAGAGTGTTCAATTCCTCGGCGTATACCGGGCGCGCCTCACGGCGGGGAATCTCGCCGCCTGTATCGCGCCAGGATAATTCTAGCCCGTTGGTTTCAGGATCAAAATCAAAATCGTACATCAGGAACCCTCCGGCGTGAACTCGATATCGTGGAAGCGCTCAGGCCATCTCATGACAAGCTTCTGACGCGCGTAAGGGGGGATCCTTCCCGTCTTCTCCCACTTCCGCACGGCGTTTGTGTCAATTCCAAACTCGCCAACGCACCAGCGGCGGAGCTGCGGGATAGTCTCAAGGCAGAATGGCATCTCATCCCCGGTACCGAGGCAGGCCGCAAGATCTGACCACTTAATCATCTGCGACCTCCTTAAACTCAGGATACTTTGCGACAAGAGTCTCCGCCTTGTCCTGCGGTATCGCACCCTTCTGCCGCCAGCGTGTCACGGTGCTCTCGTCAACGTGGAACTCCTTCATCAGGAACTGCACTACTTGCCGCCTGGTTACGGCGGCATACCCGCCGGGCATGTACCCGGCGAGCATTCTTGAAGCTATGTGTTCAAATCTCACTGTTAACCTCCTTTGTAAAGAACTCGACAAAGCAACCAGTAGAGGTGAATGCGATGCGATTGCCCTCAATGCGGTACTGCTCAATGCGGGCGCTTGCGAGCAGGCAATCAAGCACCTCGCGGATAAAGCCCTTCTTATCCGGCATGCAGTCAAGGATTGCGGTGCTGTCGTTCTCGGCAACCATGCCGTTAAACGCCCTTTTGACCTTCATGGTCAGGTGATAATCCTTTGTAAAAACCTTAATCATCTTTAACCCCTCGGTTAACCGGGCTTAATGCCCGTACAGACAGTTTAATC